TTCTACTGTAATCGAGGGCGTAACCACTCCGAATGACTGGTACGGCTGTAAGTACAACTGTGCAGCAGATGGTACATGGACAGCGGTAGAAGGTTGGGTTGATCCGCGTATTGAAGCAGAGTAGTTACCATGCTGTCTGCGTTAAGCGCGTTAATTGGTCCAGTATCAAGCATTCTTGATAAGGTTATTCCTGACAAAGATTTGCGTGAACGATTGTCGCATGAAATTGCAACAATGGCTGAAAAACACGCTCAAGCGCAAGTTATGGCTCAGATTGAAGTCAATAAAGTTGAAGCCGCTCACAGCAGCATGTTTGTGGCTGGCTGGCGTCCAGCAATAGGTTGGATATGTGCTATGGGTATGGCTGGTAATTTCTTGATTATTCCATTCGCTAACATGGCGTTAGAATTATCAAAAACAGGCGTAACTATACCCATGATAGCGTTGTCAGAAATGATGCCAGTGCTGATGGGTATGTTAGGATTAGGTGCCATGCGTACTGTAGAAAAAGTAAAAGCTGTAAGCAGAGAGAAATAATATGAGCTACACGATGACTTACGACAGCTTACTGGTAGATCTTAGGCGCTATTTAGAGCGAGGGTTTACTCAGGATAGCGATCAAATAGTGTTTGATCAACTCCCACGTTTAATTACCCTGGGAGAGAGGCGTATTGCGCGTGAGCTTAAAATAGAAGGATTCATCCGGGCAGTTAATCTACCGCTGGCGATTGGAGTATCAACGTATTTAAAGCCTGACCGATGGCGCGACACTATATCGATGAATATTTCTGGAAAGTCTATATTTGCGCGATCTTACGAATACTGCCGCAACTATTGGACAAACGAATCTGAGACTGCCACGCCTGAATTTTATGCAGATTACGACTATCAGCATTGGCTAATAGTTCCGACTCCTAATGCTGCAAGCACAATGGAAATACTTTATTACGAGCAGCCAGCTCTTTTGGGAGATGATTTCCAAAGTAATTGGCTGACAGAATATGCGCCTGATGTCTTATTATATGCCGCACTTCTGGAAGCAGCTCCATTTTTAAAAAATGACGAACGAGTTGCTATGTGGACTGGAATGTATGATCGTGCAGCGCAAGCGCTGAATGGCGAGGATTTAAGTAAGATTATGGACAGATCAGCAAGCAGGAGTGAAGCATAATGCCAAGTTATACCGATGTTTTTGGTGGGGCCAATATATACCCAAGTGAAATAAGCTACAGCTCGGTTGCTTTAACTGCCAGCATTGTTCTTAGCTGGCCAGAAGAAACGTCTACAAACGTCAATTTAGCCACTAGGATCATGGATGTTACGCCATCTGCGATAAACTTTAACATTACCCTACCTGACGCCACAAAAAGTGGTACAGGTAATACGATATTATTTAACAATAAAGGTAGCCATACATTTACGGTTTTAAACGCTGGCGGTGTTCAAGTCGGTACAATCGCTGCGGGACAAATTTGGCAAGTTTACTTAACTAGTAATACTAGCGTAAACGGCACTTGGCAAATCCTGCAGTATGGAGCCACCACATCGAGCGCGAACGCCTCGGCATTGGCTGGCACAGGCATTGTTGCTGTTGGCACTGTTTTATCTCAGTCAGTACCTATTACAGCATTTAACTCGAACTATACTGCTGGCGATAATGATCGAGCAAGGATGTACAACTGGACTGGAGCTGGAGGTGTTTTGACACTACCAGACCCTACTATTGTTGGCGATAATTGGTTTCTCTATCTGCGTAATTCAGGATCAGGCCAAGTTGCGGTAACGCCAACAGGCAGTGTTCAGATTGATGGTACGTCTCCGCTTCCTTTTCAGCCTGGAGAGTCAGCAATAGTTGCTTCTGATGGTACTAATTTCTACACTATAGGATTTGGTAAATCAGCGACTTTCGCATTTGATTACACAGTAATTGATGTGCCCGGATCGGGCAACTTTGTGTTGTCTGGAGCCCAGCTAAATAGAGTTGCTTATCGATTCACTGGAGCGCTCACAGGCGCTAGAAACATTATTATACCTGCAACTGTTCAACAGTATTGGATTGATAATCGAACTACTGGGTCACATACATTCACAGTAAAAGTTAGCGGAACCACAGGTGTTACTTTGAGCACCAATGAGCGCGGTATATTTTATTGCGATGGTAGTGTGATCTTAGATGCTGACACTGCAACTATTGGCGTACCTATTTCTATCGCCAATGGCGGTACTGGAGCCACCTCCGCAGGAGCTGCATTAATAAATTTGGGCGGTAAATCTACAGGTATCGCTATATTTGAGTCTGTAAATCAACGGACTGCATGGACCGCGATTGGACCAGCAGACGGAGGCACTTACTAATATGCCTATTCAAACAGCTGTATTAAAATCATCTCCAGGAATCAAAAGAGATGGAACCAAGTTTGAGGGTGATAATTATACGGATGGTCAGTGGGTGCGCTGGCAAAGAGGGCTTCCTCGCAAAATGGGTGGATACAAAACTACTCAGAAATTATTACAAGAAATAAGCCGTGGATTTTCTACGTTTACGCAGATGCTATACGTCTACTGTCATTCGGGCAGCGCAAATAAATTAGAGCGATTTACGCTAGACGCTACAAGTAACAGTTCAGTTATTACCGACAGAACACCTGTTGCTGTAGGCGCATATGGAACTGTAACTTTGGCTGGCGCTAGCGGATCAGTAAGTATGATTGCTGTCAATGGCGTTGACATTATGTCTGGAGCTGTGGCCTTTAACAGTACATTAAATCAAACAGCAACAGATGTTGCCTCCAATATCACTGCATTTAACTCAACGCCAAATTACACTGCTGCGGCAGTAGGCGCGGTAATCACCATTACTTCAGTTACCACAGGTGATCAGGTTAATGGATTTATCATTACCAACACATTAACCACGCTTACGTCTACTTTAGTGAAATTCGACTACGGATCTGATCCTCTGCTAGCAAATCCTTTCAACTATTGGATGTTTGATGTCCAATATGCCTCATCTACTAATCAAAACTATTTAATAGCCTCAGTGGCACCAAATGGTACTTGTGTGTGCAATGATCAGGATGGTCAAATATTCTTTGGAGAAGTCTTAGGAACTGGCGATTTGAAAAGCATACCACTTCCTCCAAACGCTAATGTGACTGGCGGAATTGTTAGTCTTCATCCTTACTTATTTTATTATGGTACTGATGGCATTATTGGCTGGTCAGTTCCTGGAGAGCCAACGGATTTAACTGGTTCAGGTAGCGGCCTAGCTCGCGTCTGGGGGCAAAAGATCATCAAGGGTCTACCAATGAGAGCGGGATCTGGAACGGCCCCTGCAGGAATATTTTGGGCGTTTGACGCGGTATTAAGGGCTACTTTTACAGGCGGATCAACAGTATTCCAGTTTGACATTATTGCGACCGGCACTTCAATTATGTCTCAGTTCTGCGTGGTAGATTACGATGGAGTATTTTACTGGGCTGGCGTAGATAGATTCTACATGTTTAACGGTGTAGTGCGCGAAGTACCAAACAGCATGAATCTTAATTACTTTTTTGACGGCATTAACGTCAACGAGCAAAGCAAAACATTCTGTTTTCAAGTGCCAAAATACGGCGAGATTTGGTGGTGTTATCCTCGCGGAACAGCGACAGAATGCACCCACGCTGTCGTGTATAACGTGCGAGAGCAGACTTGGTATGATACTGAGCTCCCTAACGATGGAAGGTCTGCTGGACACTTTAACAACTCATTTGCTGCCCCAGTTCTCACAGGCGTTAAAAATGATGGCGGCGGCTATAAAGTTTGGCGTCATGAGTTTAAATCTGATGAGTATGATGGCCCATCAGTAAGACCCATTAAGTCTAACTTTGAGACAGCTGACTTATCTACCCTAGTTACTGGAAATAATAGATATTTACGCTGCACAACGATTGAGCCGGACTTTGTGCAAAGCGGTCCGATGACTGTTAATATAACGGGAAGAGCTAACGCAAGAGCGCCAGAAGTGGTCAGTACAACATTTGAGTTTCCTGAGTCGGCCTCTGAACCTTATCAGCAGATAGTTATGCTAAAAGAGCAGAGAAGAGAGCTTAGAGTTAAGTTTGAAAGTAATGAGCTGTACGGAGATTATCAAATGGGCCAGATCATCGCGCACTTTGACAGCGGTGATGGTACGGATCTAGGATGAGTCTTAGTGTTACGCTCCCAGTTGGTATTGGTCTCAAGGACTGGGCTGACTGCCTAATCACTGATTTTGATGCTTTTGGCGTTTACCAGCCACTAGATGATGTGAATAAGTGGCAAGATTGGGCTATGCAGTACATGCGATCTAGTAACTTAGTGGAAGACTTTCCAGATCCGTATAGTTACGCTATTACGGACTGGCGAGAATGGGCAGAGAGGTTTGTTCAAACAACATTATGAAATATATTGGCTATCAAGACGAAGAAATGGCAGAAAAATGGGCAAGAAAATACTTAGGAATTAAGAGCGCTCCTAGTGTTTTTAGAGCGTTATCGGCTGTTGATGATGCTGGCGAATTTACGTGTGTTATTTTGCTAACAAATTTTACTAAAAGAAATATAGACATAAACATTGCCGCCACTTGTCAATGGACGCCAAAGGCGACTATTAAAATGTTTAACGGCTTATTTAAAATGGTTTTTGATGAACTCAAAGCAGTTAGGACCACAGCATTGGTTGCTGCCAGTAATACAGATTCTCAGAAATTCTGCGAGCATTTGGGATTTCTAAAAGAAGGGACAATGAGAAAAGCATACGATGACGATGAAGACATGTTTATTTATGGCTTTCTTAATAATGAATACAGAAAACACGACTGGTGTAGGAGTTAAATAAATGCGGGAACAAATTATAGAGTTCGCTAGTCAGAGTCCAGAGTTCAGTCAAGGCATTGATGTCATAGAAGAGCGTCTGTCTCGCACAGCTATGGTCCCAGAGGACTTAGACGAAGCGATTGAGATGCTTGAAGCGGCTCTTCAGAATCCTGAAATGTACGCTGAAATGGTTCAAGCGTCTATTGAAGACGGCTTAATCGATGAAGGCGATGCTCCTGCTGAATTTAATGCTGAATTTATTATATCTATTCTGATTGCACTTTACGGACTACAAGATCGAGGTACGGCACAAGGTTTTGCCCGTGGCGGTCTAATGGTCGCTGGAAGACATTTAGCTAATCAAGGGCAAGGTGGTGACAGTATGCTGGCCCACATTAATCCTCGTGAAGCTGAAGTGTTACGAAGGATGGGTGGCCAAGGCACGACAAACCCAAACACTGGATTAGTAGAATATAAAAGTTTAAAAAAGATATTCAAGACGGTTCTTCCTGTTGCTCTGACGGTTTTTGGTGGTCCGCTAGCGAAGGGTATTGGTGAGGCTATGGGCTTTATGAGCTCTATGGGTTCGGCAATTGCAGGCAACGCAGTTCTTGGCGCAGGCACAGCAGCATTGACTGGTGGAGACCCTTTACGTGGCGCAGTAATGGGTGGTATTTCTGGAGGCGTTGGTGGTGCAGCAGGTCAAGCTGTTAATAAAGGTCTTGGTTTAGGATTAACATCACCAGGAGCAATAGCAACGCTGGGAAGCGGTTTAGTCGGCGGTGCAGCAGGAGCTATTTCAGGAGAGGGTTTTGCTCAAGGTGCGTTACAAGGCGCAGGTGGACAGCTTCTCAAAAACTTTGCAGGAACAGGCTCTAGCGCCGGACCTCAGTCAACACTAGCTAATGCATTTCAAACTGGCGTTGATCAAACTGGTAACATGCTCACTGCAGGCTACAAGCCTCAAGAAGCTGTTGTTGGTGGAGCGACAGCAGGTCTATTTACTGCAGGACAGTCTTTGTTGTCTCGTCCTAAGCCATCTGAGTCTGTTGTTAGTGGATTAAAAGACGAGAAAAACACATTTGCTGGCCGTAAAGATTACAGCGGCAATAAAGACGTAGGATTCCAGTTTAGAATGCAAGGCAATGACAGCGTCGGTCCTTTAGTCAACAAGATTAGTGGAGACAAAATCACTGGCTACTATGACGGTCAAGCTTACACAAACGGCATTCCTAATACGCCAGACACATTTGCTGCTGCTTCGAGCGCCCAGTCTCCTCTTGGAGAAGACTTTACTGCTGGAATAATGAGCTCTCCAAATGTTGCTGCAGAGCCCTACAGGTTAGGAACTGCTGGTAATAGCCCGGCTTTGCCTGAGCAGGGATTCCTTGCCAACGCTATGGACTACTTGAAAGAAGATCCTTTAAGGACTACTGGCTTAGGAATTTTGGCCGCTGGAGCCATAGAAGCTCCTGAAGATGTTAGTATGGCTATTGAGAAAATGTCTCCACAGCAAAAAGAATACTTTAATAGACCTCTTCAGTCTTGGGACTGGGATGCCATTCGGGCTGACGCCAACCGAGCTAATATGTCTTTGACGGAGTATATGGCGGGGAATTTTAACAATATGACTTCTGGACAGTATAATATGCAGTCTACGGGCGATGGTTTTAACGGTTACTATCGAGGCGGCCCGATGCGTATGAATCAAGGCGGTCCGTTAAGCCAAGCATCTCGCTATGTAAGAGGTGGAGGTACAGGTAGATCTGATGAAATACCAGCTTATTTGTCCGATGGCGAGTTTGTAGTTGATGCAGAGACTGTTGCTATGCTGGGCGATGGCTCTAGCAAAGCAGGTGCAGCGGCACTTGATACAATGAGAGAAAATATCCGATCTCACAAAGGCAAAGTCTTAGCTAAAGGAAAGTTTAGTCCTAACGCTAAATCCCCATTACAGTATTTAAAAGGAGCATCAAATGGGTAGTATTTTTGAAGGAAGCCCTCAAAGTGCAACATCTTATAGCGCCAGTACCAGTGAAACGCCAGAGTGGATGCAGGATGCGATTTACAACCAAGTAAATTGGGCTACAAACATAGCTAATAAACCTTATGAGGCGTATGCATTGCCTACTGTTGCTGAATTATCTCCACTGCAACAGCAAGCCTACACTGGTATTCAGAACGCACAAGGAGCTTATAAAGAAAATTTCGGTAAAGCTCAAACTGGCATGGAAGGCATGTCTACAGCAGGAACTGCTGGAGCGTTGGGCACTGCTCAAGCTAATTATTTAAGAGACGATCTGGTTGGTCAGAATCTAAACGCTGGGCAAAAGCTTTTTGATCAAGCTGGTGCGTTAGATATTTCTGGCTCAGCATCTCCCTACTTAACTCAAGCGGCAGGTATGAGCGCGTCTAATGCGTCTAACCCGTATCTTCAGGCTGGAACATCGGCTAGTGGCATGAATGCGGCGAATCCGTACATAAACCAATCTCAGAGCACCACTGCTCAGGCATTAGCTGACAAAGCTCTTAATGCGGCTAATCCTTATTTACAGCAGGCGTCTCAGTCTTCTGTGTCGAATATCGATCAGTACATGAATCCGTATCAGACCAATGTCATGGATGCGCTGGCACAGCAAGGTACTAGGAATTTGACCGAGAACTTGCTTCCCGGAGTTTCTGACTCGTTTATAAGAGCCGGACAATTTGGCAGTCGAGGCATGGGTGAATTTGGATCTAGGGCTCTAAGAGACACGCAAGAGTCTGTTCTAAGGCAGCAGGCTCCGATGATGCAGCAAGGTTACGCTCAAGCGATGCAAGCTTCAGCTGCTGACAAGGCTCGTCAAGCTAGTCTTGCCGGTACAGTAGGAAGCATTTCCGGCGCTGATTTAGGTCGCACACTGCAAGGTGCTTCTCAGTACGCTAATTTAGGTCAACAAGCAGGCCAGCTGACTGGTCAAGATGCAAGTCGTCAGATGCAAGCAGCTTCCACAGCGGGTCAGATGATGGGTCAAGACGCAAATCGTCAAGCTCAGTTAGGTCAAACTATGGGTCAGCTGACTGGACAACAAATGTCTCAGCTTGGAAACTTAGCTCAGGCACGTACTGGAGCTGGTCAAAGTCAGCAGCAATTTGGCTTAAATGCAGCTTCGCAAGTTCAGCAAGCCGAGGCTCAAGACCTGCAACGCCAGATGGGCGCATTGACTAGTATGGCTAATATGGCAACAACGTCTCAAGATGCTAATTACAAAGATCTCGCCGCTCTTGAAGCCGCAGGAAAATCAGAGCAAATGCAGCTCCAAACAGAATTGTCAGCTGCAGAGAGAGAATTCATGAACCAGCAGCTTTACCCACAGCAGCAGATGGATTGGCTCAGTACACAAGTTCGAGGAATGGCTCCAATTACAGATCGAAGAACAACAACATCTGGCAGCACGACTGGCGCAACTTACAATAATTCACCTCTTTCGCAATTGGCCTCTGGCTTTGCAACGTATAAAGGCTTGAATCCAGGATAATAGGAGTTTGACATGGGCTTTAATCTAAATAAATTAAAGAAACAGTACGGCGTAGGTTCGGCGGCTAAGCTTGGATATGCAGGGGTTAAAAATCCTGGAGTTCTTGAAGATTTTAACTACGACAAAGAAAAAGTAAATGCTGCGGGTGAGTTAATATCTGAAGACGATCAAATAGCTAATTATAAGACGAGAAAAAATAATTATGATGACCTAAAATCTAAATATGATCTTAATAATGTAAACGATAGAGCCGCTTATGACAACTACTCTGCTCAGTACGATCAACGTCTTGCAGGCACTCCCATGTACGCCAATAAGCAATTCGCAGGCTCTAAGCGCGTAGCTCCTAATACTGTAAATGAAATGTATGAGAAGTATTTGGGTCGAGAGAATGAGAATAACAACAAAATGTATCCAATGGCGATTGGCTATGGACCTAGTCCTGAAGAAAGACAAAGAGTTTACGATGACGAAAATCGACAGGTAAACGATGCTGAGCGTAATGCGTTCATTAGAAACGCAGACACAGAGTTGTTCCAACGAGGTATCAATAATACGGGCAACCAGTACCTGATGAATCAGTCTGGAAATTACTTCGGAAATTTCTTAGGCGCACCAGCCTACGGCGCTGGACCTCTTGATCCAGCAAGTAATGCTTATGATATTGTCGATTACGATAATAAACTTTCAGTTGATGAAGTAATGCCGCCTGAGTTTATATCGCCCGGCGGGCCGCCGATGATGCCGATTGATACCGTTTACCCAGACAGTGGAACTAATTTTCCTATAGAACAATTACTGCCGGGTGAGTCTATGCCGGGTGAGTTTATGCCGCGTACAAATCAACTTCCTGATTGGATGATCGCACCGCCTGAAGGGTCAATGAATACCATGGCCATGGTTGAGCATACAAACCCCGTTACAGGGGAAAAGTTTATGGCATCAAACGGTGGTTATCGCATAAACCCCGATTATATAAAATCGCAATTAAACAATGAGTATGTCGATAATCTTGGCCGTCAGATCGGTACTCCCGGATTAGACTATTATAGCCAAGCATTATTGGACAACATGAGTGACTCCTCTACTGGTAAATCGTGGGATCAAATCGTTGCCGACTTAGATTGGGTTGAGCAACAAGGTGGTGAGCTAGGATACAATAGTGGCAATGGTAGCGGCAACGGTGGTGGTAATGGCGGTGGAGGTGGCAATGCTTATGATGATTCGAACATGGTTGCGGCTCATCAAGCCGTTCTTGATGCAAACCGTGCTGCAAGGCTAGAAATGCGCGGCCCAGAAGATAGGTATAACACCGCATATGAAAATAATGATCAAGGCAACTTGATGAATGTATTCAAAGGCGCTCAAGAATATGGTCAGGGGTTTGTGAACGATTTAAGCACAGGTATCGGTAATTATATTGATACGGGTGGCATTGCTGGCGCTCTCACTAATTTGTTTAACAATAACAATGACAACAGTCTTGTTTCTAGCAACATTACTGATTCTAGTTATGTAAATCCAGCAGGTACCCCAGTAGGGGAGATACCGTCTACAGCAGTTGCTAACCCTGGGCCAGCAGCGGCAAATATAACGAGTTCAAATGTTAATAATGGTATGGGTAATACTCTTAATACAGTCGGTGGGTTAGGCAATGAAGAGGCACTTATGTCCTTAATATATGATCAAGATTCTTACGATAGAGGAAATGACAATAAATCTGATAACAACACTAATACAGTTAATAAATACACCAACTCTGCCACCACAGGTGCTAAATCTGGATATAGGACTGGATTGGCACGCGGCGGCCCAGTTAAAGGCTATCGTGAAGGTGGTCCTGGTGGAGAGTTTGAGGTTGAAGAAGAAACTTTAATAGCTCCTGATACAACTTTAGAGGGCGATCCTCTGGACATGGACGCCTTGATTGAAGAGGCTACGTTGCCAACACCCGCCATGTCGCCTAATGTTATAGCCATGCGAAAAATGCTCCAGAACAGCCAAAAAACAAGCCAAGACGTAGGAATAGAATCTTTAGGTCAAGAATATAATACGAGCGTAGGTGCGTATCAACAGGCCATGGCCAATCTAGCGGGCCAAGAAAGCAAGGGTCCATCAGAGTCAGAAAAGTGGTTCCGAATTGCAGCAGCGTTTGGAAAGCCTACGCAGTCTGGCAATTTCTTTGATGGGCTTAGCAATGTCAGTGGAGCTTTGGGTGATATAGAAGCAGAGCGTAGGGCTGCACAAAGCACAGGAAATCAACTTCTTCTGGAGAACTCTAGATTTGGTATGGATCTTCTTAAAGAGCAGCTTGCTACAGCCACATTACTGCAGACAGATGAGCGAAACTATAACAGGAATCTTCAAGAGCTGTTCTTAACAACAGAAAACGAAAGAATGTTATTAACTCAAGAAAGAGCGTATGACATTCTTTCAGAGAAAGAAAAGCGTCAATGGGAATCAGACAATAATAAAAGTCTTCCTCAAACTGTAGCAGCAAAAGCTGCCTCTGACTTGGGATACAAAAGAGGTGACGAAGACTACATTAAGTATGTAACAGACTATTACGAAAGAGAACAAGCTAGAAAAGATCTAGAGATTAAGACTCTTGCAGACCAAGCGAATAGATTAACTAAGCCTGAGCTAGATCTGTCTGTTGAGACTGACAAGTATATCGTAGGTCAAAATAGTGCTATTGCGCTTCTAGAACAGGCTCTTGAGCTTAATGATAAGTCATACACTAATAGTCTTGGTGACACAGTATCTAAGTTCCTTAAAGGCAAAATTGATCCGACCGATCCAAAGTATATAGCCACTGAAAAACTTATGAATGTGTTATCTAAAGGCGCGCTAGCAACTCTAAAGGCTACATTTGGAGGCAACATATCAGACGGAGAGCGCGCAGCTAACCTAGATTTGCAAGGTCTAAACTCTATGAGCCTTGAGGCTCGTAGAGATATTATTGATCAAGCTCTTCAAATGATGATACGTGAGCGAGACAGGAACAAGGCTAAACTTGTAAAGATCAGAGATGGTAGCTATGCGACCAGAGATAAAACAGTGGAGACTAAGTAATGGCTGATAATTATTGGGGAAATATGTCTCGCGCAGTTCTTGGTAAAGGATTGGCTATGGACTGGGGCGATGAGCTTGAGGCTCGCATCAGAACACTTGCTGGCGATGAGACTTACGAAGAAGAGCTGAACATGATTAATGACAGCTACACACAGTTTGCGAATGATAATCCTAAAGCAGCCTTGATGGGAGAAATTGGAGGCGGGTTTATTCCTCTGGCTGCTTCATTGATTGCAGCTCCGTTTACTGGAGGGGCCAGTACGGCAGGCACTGCTGTGGCTGCAGCTCGTACTACTGGCGCTTTAAATAAGTTAAGGCAACTAGGAACAACGGCAGCAAAATCTGTCCCTATGCCTAAAAACACCATTGGAAAGGGCATGGTGTACGGAGGCGGCAGCGGAATAGTTAGTGGAGTAGGAGCTGGCAATCCAGGGGATAGATTTGAAGGCGGCGCAGTCGGACTTGTTATTGGATCAGTTCTTGGCGCAGGAATTCCTCTCTCAGCCAGAGCCGGTGGAGCTGCGTGGAATGCAATTAAAGAACGATTAATTGCTACTGAATCAATGACTGATATAGGCGCTATTAAACGTATTTATGATGCGGTTTCAAGCAATGGTGGCACTATGCAAGATGTCGTTAATACGATGCAGGCAGACGCATATCTAGGTGTTCCAGCCACAATCGGAACAACAACTCGACAGCTTACCAATCTAACAGACGCTGTTAACACAGCTGGAAGAGGCGACTCACCAGTAATAATTCAAGACACATTAGAAGGCATGCGCTCTGGATCTAGAGCTAGAGTTGGAGAGCAGGTTAAAGACGCAGTAAGTAATGATAATTTTTATGCGACACAAGATAATCTAATAACCAATTTAAGGCGCAACGCTGACGATGTATACGATAAAGCTTACGCATTCGGAGCCGTGGACGATCCTCGCATACTTAATCTATTAGAAAACAACTCGGCATTTAAAGAAGCATATAAAAGAGCAAAAGAAATTTCACAGTATGAAATGGATGCTGATATGTTAGCAGGAGGAGACGGCTATAGATTTATGCTGCAGGGAGAAGGCGAGATTCCTGATGTAAGAACTCTTGACTACATAAAGAGAGGTTTGGACGATGTTATTCGCAAAGGCTTCGATGGTAATGGGATGGCTCCAGCGCAGGCTAACGCTTTAAAAAGTCTACGCCAGAAGTATATAAATATACTAGATGAAGTTACCGAAGTGGACGGCGTGTCAGCTTACCGTAATGCTCGAAATGTTTATAAGGGTGACATTGAAGTTGTCGAGGCTTTAGAGCTAGGACTTTCAGATTTCAGCAAGCCAGGTTTTGCGCCAGAGCAAGTCTCTAAACTGTTAAATGACTTTAGCCAAGCTGAAAGAGAAGTTTTTGCAATTGGCGCCACAAGAAGCATTCTGAATAAAATCACAACTCCATCAAATGAAGCTAATTATGCAAAAAGAATAATTGGCTCTCCAGATATGAGAGCTAAAATACAACTTCTTTTCCCGAATACAAATAAATCAGGATATGACTTGTTAGAGGCTGCTCTTTTAAGAGAAAAGCAGCTTTATGAGAGAGCCGGCAAGGTTCTTGGCGGATCTCCAACACAAGCAAGAAAAGCTGCAGTTGATCAGCTAGAGTCAAATACTGGCGCTGCAGAAGCAGCTGGAGACGCTATTCAGTCTAGCTTTAACCCGATTAGCGGTCTTATGAGCATGGCTGTGAGAGTATTGCAGCGAGCTACAATACCTGAAAAGGTTCAAGAGAAAATGGCAAAAATGTTGATGTCTGAATCTCCAGAAGAAGTCGCTGCAGTTGTTAAGCTTCTTGAAGACTATACTGCGAAAGCTGTCCCAAGAGCCACGAACATTGGCAGGACTGAAGCTGCGACTATTTTAGGCGCGGCTACTACTGGCAAAGGATTATCTAGTCAAGATAAAACTTCTAACTTCTCTGATGAAGAGGTAGAAGAATCCGTAAGAAAAAGAGATGCAGCTAGATAACTAATGTAATTGAACCAGGAGAACTATACCCAGTTCACATATCTCCGACTCAAGCCCCGGTTACCGGGGTTTACACGATTGAGGCGCTAGGAGTTGAGTATCAGCTACAAGACTATCTCATAGTTCAGCCAGCAAGCGCTCCCTATGAATTGACGCAAGAAATATACGCACGGAGGTTGTGGATATGCTAATTGAGATTGCCGCTGCCAACTTGGCCTTTAAGACCGTGAGCACCCTTTTGAAAAACGGCAAGCAACTGTACCAGATAGGTAGTCAAATGAATGACTACCTGTCAGCAAGTCAGAAAGTAAAAGATAAAGCTGGAGATGCAAATAGCCGTGGCACAGCCCTAGAAGCGTACCAATTTGCAGAGCAAGAGAGAGTTAGGCGTTCTCAGCTTGAATTCCATTTAAAAAAGAGCCGACTAAATGGCTGGAGCGATTTTGTAAAATTTGAAGCTGAGTGGCACAGGCAGCGAAAAGAAGAAGAGAAAGAGAAGATTAATGCTCGTATTAGAAGAAACAACAAACTACAAAAAGATATTTCATTGGCTATCAATATAGGTATTTGTATGATTATAGCAATGGGACTTTTGTTTGGAATTGCAGTTTACATGAGGAATTAAACATGAGCATTATTATTGATATGCTTAGAAAACACGAAGGCGTGGAAACGCACGCTTATAAATGTACAGCAGATAAAATCACCATTGGCGTTGGTCGCAATATAGACAAAGGAGGCGGTATCGGATTATCTGATGATGAGATTGATTACTTATTAGGCAATGATATTAAGAGAGTCAGCGCAGAATTAATTAGGGCGTTCCCTTGGTACTCTGAACTAGATGAAGTTCGCAAAGATGCGCTAACTGATTTGTGCTTTAATGTCGGACTGTCTCGACTGATGGGGTTTAAAAAGGCTTTAGCAGCAATGGCTACTGAAGACTACGAAATTGCTGCAGATGAGTTTTTGGACAGTCGTTGGGCTAAACAAGTCGGATCACGCGCATTTACGATCACCGAAATGATTAG